CTTATTCAATTGTCTACCTCCTAATTGGATGCTGTTTCAGAAGCAGTTGCTGTTGCAGAAGTGCTATCACTAGTAGATGTGCTTTCTGACGTTGATGTACTATCACTAGCAGAAGCACTATTGCTTGCCTGTGCAGCTTTGTGGGCTGTGATTGCATCGGATACTTGGGTAACCTGAGCTTGGGTAATCAGTGATTTCACTAGATAATTGCCAGCGTATACAGTTGCTAAGTCCGATGGAATCAATCCATTGTTAACACTGTCAATTAAACCTTCTGTTAAAAATTTGCTTAAATCAAAAATCATGATAAATGACCTCCTAGTGATAAAATAGCTGCTTTTATTTTTGCGTAATCTGCTTTTGTCAAAATTTCTGTTGGATTAGGGCACCAGTCAGTTGGTGTGGTACCTTTTTCTAGCTTTGGGCCTGCAATGATAAAGGCACCAGCGTTATCGGCAACTTTTTCAATACAGGGGGTTATTGGCCCATCAGCAGTCATTGTAAAAGTTCCTTTAACCCTTTGCCATGTTTCAGTTAAATAAAAATACGTGCTATCAGCAGTAGTCGTAGTCTTGCCATCAGATGCAAAGGCCATACAAGATTGACCAGACCCACTTTCATATCTGGCGTAAGATGAGAAGGTGTAAGTCTCACCTTTCTTAGCCTGTATAGTTTGGTTCAGCCCGTTCCAGTCAACTGTGGTTGCAAAAGCTGTTAGCCCATTAAATTTTTCTCCAGTTTTATTCCAATTCACATAGTTATTCCATGCACTAGGATTGTTAAAGTCTTTAGTGTCTGTATATAGGTTGGTACCCACAGCACTGTTATCAACCTGCTTTTTAAGCTCAACAAAAGCTGGTGCTGTGGTCAAGCCAGCATTATCAACGGTACCCGTATCGCCTTTATCACCTTTGTCACCCTTGGCAATTGTGCTTGCGGCTTTATTCATTGCTTCCACAAAGTCATCAAAAGTAATCGTGGTAATCGTGCTACCGTTGGCACTTTGAATGTTATTATTAATTGTGAACCCTGTTAATTCACCACTAGGATAAATAGCGGTTCCACTACCATAAGCTACCCAGACTTCTAATAAATAATATCCAGCCGGAAGTCCATTCATAAAATCAGAATCAAACTTAATGATTACTTTACCAGATAAGGGGTCTAGAATATTATCAGGCATAATTGTTTGCGATTTCAGATAACCAGTGCTATTACCTAGCTTAGCAATAATGCTTGTAGCATTGGTAAGGTCTACTGGATTGCTATCCTCACCCAATACCATTGTGAAACTAGTAGTGGTGTCACCAATCTTAACCGTTTGAGCGGATGTGTCCGTAAATTCCAATGTTTTTGCCAAACTAAATCACTCCTTTCTATCGCTTGTCAAAGTCAACATCTAGTGCAACGCATAGCGCGTCATAGCATGTCGCTTCATCACCAGATACATTAATATCTGCGTTCAACAAAAAGTCTTGGCAGTCTTCTTTATGATGTGAATAAGTGGCCTTTTCAATTTCACCGTTTTCAATCATTAATTCGTAATAAGCTTTTCTGAAAGCCGCTTCATTTTCAGGAGTGAAGGTGTATTGGTTATCTTTAACAATCAACTCACCTTTACTATCTTTCTTAGCATATTCTTTAATTAGGTCTTGTTGAAGACCAACAATCTCATCATTTTTGTCTGCTAACATCTTAATCAAGCGTGTCCGAGCGATTGATTGATAGCCAGCAAGTGGCAACCTCTTTAAAAATTCAATTGATGGTGCGACAAATTGGTTTTGTAATTCAAATTTCATAATTTAATTCCTCCTATTTTTCTTCACTAGATGGTTTTAAAGCGGTCAGACTGTCAATCAGTGTGTTCAACACCTTCAATTTAACCCTATCTGCCCCTCCAGCACCGCCAGCAATGGCATTGTTAAACTCGTCCATGGTAATGCTGACCTGTGAACTGATACCGAGTGTGTTAATCTGAATGCTAATTGTCATAATGTTGTTCGTGTAATCTGGTTTATAATTCGTGATTAAAATGCTATCCATTTAATTTAGCCTCCAATTCTAATAAATGACCGTTTAATTTATCAATTTCCTTTTGTTGTTCCTGTATAGTTGCTAACATGGCATTTTGAAGTACGGTATTTTCAATTCCGGCTAGTTTCCCATCCTCGTCACGAGCAACAAAGATGTCCGGCAGTTGCCACTGCTTATTTGTATTAACATCATCAACAATCCCCGATAGTCTAAGGTTGCTAGTATTATCATCATCTTTATACTGGTACGTTGCTAGGTCGATTGAATTAACCAACTGTGACCAATAGTAAGTATCAGCTTTTTTAACATCCCGCTTCTCAGATAACAGTGATTTAGACACGGACCCAGTATAGTTTAGATTAGCCACATTTAAATCAGCTCTTCCACCTCTGCCTGAGTTGATATACAGCCCTTTACCATCTCTTGAGATAATAGAATGAGCAGTATTAATACCAATATTACCAATATCTAGTTCGCGGTTAAACTGAATGGGGTTGCTTCCTGCGGTATCCGTGCCAAAATTAGCAATCTCTTCGCCAGAAAAGTTGGTAACTCGCCACCAAGTAGAAGCTTGGTCTGCAATAATGTTGCCATAGCTATTAAACGTAATACCAGTCCCGTTCATCTTAAGACCACTAAAATGAATAGATTGCGTGCTTCCCCATAAATGAATCCCGTTTAACGGGCTAAGCACGACTTGGCCTGTTAATTGATTACCGGAAACAGATTGTGAGAATGACATATCCTTGCCATTAGTAAAGCCAGAGTTCAAAGAAATTATATCGCCACTAAAATTGCCATCATAAGCTTCATATCGACTTCCGGAAGAGTTTATGGCGCGATACATTGTTCTTAGTCCGCCACCACTCATCTCTGTCCTTAGAGCGCCCATTGAGTTAAAGAGTGTCGTAGAAGCTTTACCAGTAGGTTCGATAGTAAATGGATAGAAATTGCTAGTGTTATTAGCATTGTTGATAAGGTCTCCACCGTGGAAAGTAGTCGCATTAATGGTTGAACCGCTAATGGTACTACCCAAAACGGTACCAGCACTAACAACGTTACCAGCGTCTGGTTGATAACCAGTTGATTGAGCAGTTTGAGTTAGCATAGGTGAGCTAAAACAAGCATTACCATTTCCATTGTATGACCAATATTGTAACCCAACAGACACGGCGTTACTTGGTGCAACTGCATTATCAATGGTCACATAACGCCAATCCTGTTCTGAGCCAGTACCGTTCCAATTTTGTTGAACGCCAACGCCAATACGATTACCATTTGAGTCGAAAAATGCTAGTGTGAATTGGTATTGCAAGCTAGTATCACTACCATATTCTTTGAACCACACAGAAGCGCTAAACGGTTGGTAAACATCTCCGTTTAACGGGTGTAATTTAGTTTGCGCAAACATATTCCAAACTCCAGCTCCAGTATTAGCATGAAAGCCAATAGATGGCACGCCATCGTGCATATTTCCCGGCCAACAGGTACCGTTATTGCTAATATTCCAGCCGGGAATATATGAGCCATTGTTGCCAGCTAACGACGAATTGTAAACCAAATTTGTGGAACCGCGAATAATTAAACTTGTAGCTGTGACAAGACCGTTCGAGTCTACTGTGAAAGTCCCATTGTTAGTGGTAAACGTGTTAGCCGCAATATCAGCCGCTGTTAATTTCTTACCAACAAGGAGCTTATCAATATTTGCGCTTTTCATAATGACGGGGTCATCACTATCAAGAAAAACACTCTTACTAGATAATGTTAACTGCTTACTAGCTGAAATTAAGGTATTGCCAGCTTGCATATTAATCTGGGAAATTAAGTCTCCTTTTTTAACCCTAAGGTCTATCTCACCGCTTAACTGTGTGATTTGAGACTGTGTAGCTAGGTCTTCTGGATTAAGAGACCAATCAGTTGCTACACTGCCCTTTTCTAATTTAAGATGGCTTACAGTCCCAGTCCCATGACCGGGAAATTCGATGTATCCCATGCCTTCGGAAATACTTGTTATATTTTTCGGCACAACAAATGTTGATGATACTCTTCCTGAACCTGAATCGTTATTAGGATGGAACCATAGTCCAAAATATGATGAGGTATCGCCTAATATTTTTACTTCCCACCCTAGACGGTCAGTATATGTTGAAGTTCCTCCAGCAACGAACCCTGAGTATTCATAATCAACTGATACAGTTACAGTTTCCCCTTCTAACCTCTGAAGTAGAGATAGAAAATCATCATTAGTTTCATTTGAAAGATACCCGGAAGCATTTGTGCCCATAACAGTATGATAGCTAGTACCGGTTAACAGGTTAGTTCCAACCGTACTATTATTAACTTGCGTTTGCAATGTTTTAAAGTCACTAGATTCAACCTTGCTAGAAATTGCATCAGCAGTCTGTGTTTTATACGTGTTAAAGTCACTAGACTCAACCTTGCTTTCAATCGACTTAGCAGTTGTAGCTTGATAGGCTGAAAAGTCCTTATTAGCTACTTTGCTAGCAATCAAGTCAGCAGTCTGCGTTTTGTAGGTTGAAAAGTCACCATTATCAACCTTGCTAGCTATCTGACTAGCGGTTTGCGTTTGATAGGTTGAGAAGGCACTATTACTTACTCTATCTGCTATCTCGCTAGCTGTTTGTGTCTTGTCAGACGCATACGCTGAGTTAGAGACTTTGTCATCAATTAAGTCAGCGGTTTGTGTTTTGTAAGTGTTAAAGTCGCTAGAAGACACTTTTGAAGAGATGGCATTAGCTGTTTGTGTCTTATCTGATTGATAAACACCATTATCAACTTTTGAACCAATTAAATTAGCTGTTTGTGTCTTGTAAGTTGAAAAGTCACCATTATCAACCTTGCTAGCTATCTGACTAGCAGTTTGTGTTTGGTAGGTTGAAAAAGCACTATTACTTACTCTATCTGCTATCTCACTAG